CACCAGCGTTATCGCCTGCCGCAAGTTTGTCAATAAAGTTTTTAGTTTCTTCACTCATTATTTTTTCTCCTCAGTTACTTGAGCCATGGGGTTTTGAATAATACCATCATCAATTTCTTGTTTAATTTGTTTATCCATTTGTTCCATTTCTCTATCGTTTTGTTTTAAAACATTTTTTCTTATATATTGTACAGAATAAAACTTACCAACATAGTCTCTCATTTCATTTGCTAATGCTAATCTTTCTCTTTGAAGTTCAGCATTTTTAAGTTCAGCAAAGTGTCCATCCTGTATGAAATCATACATTATACAGTCTTTAACTATGTGCCAGTCTTGTTCAGCAATGACACCTTTTAACACTAACTGTGTTCTCATAATGTCATTAAACAATTCTGTAAATTTCTTTCTTAATCTTTGTACAAACTTTGTAAATTTAAGTTCGTCTCTAGTAATCTCACTTGCTCTACCTAAATTGAAGCCTTGTGAGCTTTCTAATCTACTAACAGGAACATTTAAAGAACGATATAATTTTGCTCTAAAATATTCTACGTCTGTCATTTCACCTAGGTTTTGTCCACCAGGTAAAGTCGTTATGTCAGTTCCTCTACCACCTTCTCTACTTGGTAACCAGAAATCTTCTAGCATTGACATATAATTTCTATCGTCTCTTATCTCACCTGTACCAGCATCATATACTAACTTGTTTCTATATCTCGCCATTACGTCTCTTAAATATTGTTCAGCTTTTACTTTTGGTAAATTACCAACGTCTATTTTAAAGATACGTCTCTCAGGCGCTCTAGCAATTCTATAAATTACCACTGCGTCTTCAATCATTCTTAATTGATTAGTAGGTTTAATCGCTTTGTGTAAGTATGATAAGACCATGTTTTTATTTTGATCTATGATACCTGAAGGACAAAATGCGATTGTATCTGGTGCTATTTTTATACCAGAAGTACCAGTTGTACCTGATACACCTCTTTCATTAAATAAAAAGTATTCTATATACTCATCTACAACAGCTAAACTGTTTAAAGATGATGGACTAGGTACGTCAGGTCTTTTCTTTCTAACTTCTCTAATCTTTTTGATCTTTCTAGGATCAATATATTTTAATTCTGTAATACCTTTTTTAGGGTTTTCTCTATCAATAATTTTTTGATAGAATATTCTGCCATCTACATACCATCTTCTAAAGATGTCGTGGCCTTTTGTGTTGAAGTTCATTAATCTTAAAACTTCTTGGAATTCGTCTTCTATTTTTCTTTGTATGTCTCTGCCATAAGGTAAGTTATTAAAGATAACTCTTACTGCGTCTTTCAATTCATTCGCAACAATAGCTTCATTGACAATATCTTCTATTGCCATATCGCACTCAGGGTGTATCGCTATTTCTCTATATCTACGAATAAGGTCTTGCTCTGTCTTCGCACTACCTTCCATGTCCAAGTAAGACCCAAAATGCCCACCAGCAGAAACCGTTTGTGTTCCGTCTTCGGCTTGAGCAGTTGTAAAACTTTGTTTCGGATCGGCTTGTTTTTTAAGTCGTGTAATACTAAATCCAAATAATTCAGCCATATTATATTTTCCTTTACTTTGTAATACTTATACTAGTTCTAAAGGAGGGGCCGAAGCCCCTCCAATGAAAATTAAGTTGTAGTATTGCTTTCGTGGAATTGATATGAAAAAGTCACATCAAAAGTTTCAATCGCATCAGTTGTTTCATAGTCTAATGGAATACCACCAACACTTGTCGGGAATGCACCTCTCAAAGTGTATGATTTAATTGTATTACCATTTCTGTCTAAATGATCTATGAAAGCATCAACTTGATAGTCAACTGGGTTAGTTAAACCTTCGTTGTCAGTCATATTGTTAATACCGTTCTGCCATCTTTCAAACGCATTCTTCAGTCTGAAATTTGTATCATTGTAAACAGTCACAGTCCAATTTGGGATTGTTCTATCACCCGCTATCTTTATATCTCTACCTCTAAACTTAACTGGTATTTCACCAATAGTCATTTCTGGTAAAGCTGTAGCTTTGCATAAGAAAGCAAAGTCTTCTATTTCGCCACCAACACTTGCATATCCAGGAAAAGGCATTGTTACCTTAAACTGATTGGCTCTTGCGCCACCGCCTGCAAGTTTAGCTTTGAAGTCGTTAATGTTTGCCATTTTTTATTCTCCTCTACTATTAACCTGCAACTTCGTCAAAAGAGACGCCAGTTCTGGTTGCTACGAATGATAATGTGATAAAGTTGATACTTCTAGCTGGTTTAATGAAAATCTCAGCTACAAATTCATTTCTATCAATTACATCGCCTGTGTTGTTAGTTTCATCACATACTACTAAAAAGTCTGTGATACCTCGTCTACCTTGTACTTCTCTTAGGAATGGCTCAACAATATTTCTAAAGTTCGCTCTTGTAAATTCATCATTGAATTCAAACAATTGGAATTTAGAAGCTGTAGCAATTGCCTTTTCTAATACAATAAACAATCTTCTTACGTTTATTCTATCAAAAGCACTTGGAGTAGTTAGACCTGTCTTATCGCCAAATAAGATTGTACCTTGACCTGGGAACGTAGCAACTGGGTTGATACGTGCTGGGTAAAGTATATCTCTTTGAGCTTTAGTTGGGTTGTATGCCAACTTAACTGCGCCTCTAACGATACCTCTGTTGAAACCAGCTGGTGAAAACCAACTATCAGCAACAGTATCTGTTCTAGCCGCAAGACCTGCTATATCACCATTTAATGGAACAAATCTATATACGTCAGAGTATCTATCGTATTGGTATTTGTATCCACTATCAAATACAGCATATGAAGACGATCTAATAGTGTCAAAGAAACCTTTAACATTATTCGTCTGTGTATTTGAGTTAGTGATATTAACTACATCTGATCTTTGTGGTGATGCAAATACAACTGCGTCTTTTCTTTCTTCAGCAATTGTAATCAAGTTGTCAACGTGAGTTGCGCTACCTGAAGGACCAGCCATGATTAGACCAACGTCAACTGTTTCACTGTCTTGGAATTTCTCGTAAGCAGTTTTTAGTTGTCCGTCAGTTACTGTTGATCCATTGTTACCACCAGATAGTGATTCTAAACTGTTAGTATTTACAGCAGTGAAAGTTGTTCCAGTTGCTGCGCTACCCCAGTTAGAACCAGCCGTTAAGTGATCCATCCAATAAATGAATTGTGATTTATTGTATAGTACGTTCGGATAATAGTTATCGTCTCCTTGTGGAGTTTTTGCATCTGACGCTTTTGAAAGACTAGAAAATGACTCTAATACTCTTCCAGGTTCGCCAGAGATTACGCCGTCTTCGTCAACAACAACAATGTGGAGTTCATCGCCTGAACCTGATCTAGCAGATACATACGCTGAAGTTCCAGGAGCTCTGTCAACTGACTCGTAATACTTCCATCTTCTTTTGATTTTACTATTGTCAAGGATTACTCTTTTTAATCCACCAGCACCTCTAGGGTGTTGAACGATTGTTAGTGTTTCGCTTGAAATAGCTGTTATTCTATAAAAATCTCCGTCATCAAAGTCTTCAGTACTTGCTGTTGTAGAAAACTGAATAATATCGCCAACACTAAAATTACTTCCTTCGTCAACTGCGATAGTAGTATTACCTACTGCGTTTGTTGTTGAAGTTGAAGCAACTAATGAAGCTGATACTGATTCGTAAGCTGTCGCACTTGGACAAATAGATACTTGTAAACTATTTCCGTGTGTTCCAGCAGTTCTAGCAGCGAAAGTACCTACAACACCCTGACCTGTGGAGTAATTGTTTAAGTAGTCATCAGTATTTTTAATCAATGTACTTGATCCGCTTGATGAAGCGTTTGCTAATGACGTTGTTTGGGCTCGTACTACTCTCAAAGCATTACTATATTGTAAGAAGTTAGCCGCTGTGAAAAAATACTCAAAGTTAGTTGAAGTAGGTTTTCCAAACGTATCTACTAATTCTTGCTCACTAGAGATTGAAACAATCTCATCAACAGGACCTTTACCAAATTGACCCGCAACTGCACCAATACTAGTTGATACTGCTGGGATTATATTAGTTAAGTCTCTTTCTTGTACGAGAACACCAGGTGATACTTGAAATGCCATTGGTATATTCTCCTCTTTAATTAGCTAATTTATTTTTTAATTCAAAATTCGTAAGTTTTCTTACGCCCATAGTCAAACTTTTTATCATTGTAGATATTTATAATAACCCAAAAGTAGAGATTATTGTCCCTTTCTGCTTACAGGAAACCATCTGGTACCATATTCATCTATTGTTTCTTCATTTTGAGGATCGCTGTTTATACCATCATCTACAAATCCAAAAGGTGCCATGTCTTGTTCTATTAGTTTTTCTTGTTCCATGTACATCTGACTTCTTATGTTTGAGTCAGATAACTCTTTAAAATAAGGTTGATTTGATAACCACCCAAACATAACTAGACACATAACTAAATCATCATTACAGCCTTCTTCAGCCTGCCAACTATTACCTCTACGAGAAAATGTTGACATTTCCTCAATTATGTTAAAGTCATTGATTAATAGTTTATCACCCTCCATAAGCGTCTTAAAATTCGCACAACCGACCTTTTTTAT